ATGATCGTTAACCTATTTCTGCTGCTGGAACTGCAAGCGCAGGACCAATTGGGTACGTTGACGTATGACCAGCTTTCCGAAGCTGAGGCCGTCATTGCCGGTACCGAAACCGCCTTTAAAGCCATGTGCGTGGAGGAGGCCATATACACGATGTATGACCGGAATGACCGCATCCAAAAGACGGTCAGCCTGACAGTACCGAAGCTGGAGAGTCTACACACCAGCCTAACCAATATGCTTACCGTGCAATACGGTTGCGCGGACTAACCCGATCGGGCGACCTGTTAGGAGCAGGTCGCCCTTTATTATTCCCCAGTGAGATGAGGTCTTTATCCTTTTGGGGCGCACCCGCTGCGTCCTTACGCGCCAATTTTATCACCCCCTCCTTCGTGGCTCAATGACCAACATCACGCCACAGCACGTTTATGATGCCACAGGGGGAGGCCTCGACATCATTCTAGCGTACTACCCGCAGGCTGAAGCCTGCGTGCATAGCCGCTCCAAGAAATTCAGCATCCGCGACGAACGTACCCCTTCCTGCACAATCAGCGAGTACAACGGCGTATGGTACGTCAAAGATTACGGTTCCTCTAAGCGTTCGATGTCGCCCATCGACGTGGTGATGCGGGAAGAACAGATCGAGTTTAGCGACGCCATGAAGCTGCTCACTGACCGCTACCAGTTGGTGGGCGATGATCCTAAAAAAGCGCCCCGCGGTTATGAGTTCGAGAAGCGCCCGGCTACTGCCGACGAGGTTGAAGGCGAATACTACCCGCAGCTAAAACCGTTCTCGATCGCTGATCTGAAACACCTGTTTGCCAAGCAGGTGTGGACGTACCTGAGCCGCATGGGCCTGATGGCAGCGGAAGCCCCCAGCGACGAAAACGCCCTGGCCAATGCCCTCCCGATCTGTCAGAAATATAACCTGCATTCGCTGGCCAGCTACACCTTCATCAAGAACCGGGAAGCCCTCATTTTCAAGTCGACGGATGCCTACCCGATGTTCCTCTACGACGAGGGTGATTGGAAAAAGTACTACATACCCAAAGCGAAGGAGGGCGGACTGCGGTTTTTCTCGACGGGCAAAAAGCCCAGCAAATACATGTTCGGCCTGCCGCAGATCAGAAAGCGGCTGGACGAAATGAAACCCCAAGCCAGCGCGGCCGTCGACGATGATGGTAACCCTGTCACCACGAAAGAGGAAAAGAAAGGGCCAACCAAACTGCCCGAAATCATTCTATGCAGCGGCGGATCGGATGCCCTGAACGTAGCCGTGCTGGGCTATTTGCCCGTTTGGAAAAACTCGGAAACCGACCTGCTGGAGAGCTACCAGTACAACGAGTTGAAGGGGCTGGCCGAGTACGTATATAACCTACCGGACATCGACGAAACTGGCCGTAGGGAAGCGCATAAGCTGGCGATGGAATATCTCGACCTACGGACGATCTACCTGCCGGAGGAGCTACAGAAACGCCGGAGCCTGTCAGGGAAGCCCTGTAAAGACCTACGCGACTACTTCAACTACTACACCACCAAGAGCTTCGATAACCTGCTGAAGCACGCCTACCCGCTTAAATTCTGGGATGAGGAGGTGCGGCGCACCCGCGATGGGGAGTTGGTCACCAAGTTTGGCCGGCCCCTCTACGACTACAAGCCCAACAACGAGCTGATCTATCATTTCCTATATCGGAATGGATTCGGGCTGATGGAAATGCCCACCGATAAGAAAGGCGAAATTCTGGTGCACGTGGATGGCAACGTGGTGCGACCGATCGAGTTTCCCCAGATCAACCGCTTCGTCAAGAATTTCCTCAATGACCGCTACAGCTCGCTCGATCTGCTGAACGCCTTCCACCGCTCGACCAACTTTAGTAAGGATTCGATGAATAACCTGAAGCTCATCAAACTGACGTTTGAGGACTTCGGGCGGGATTTCCAGTGGCTGTTTTTTCAGAATGAAGCCTGGCGCGTGACGGCCGATGGCGTGAAGGCGGTCGAGTCTAAAAAGTGCGACGTGTATGTGTGGGAAGACGAAGTAGCCAAGCACGATGTCAAGCTGCACGACGCCCCGTTTACGGTCACCAGAGACGAGAAAACGGGGGAACTGGACATCGAGATCACCAACACGGATTGCCTGTTCTTTCGCTATTTAATCAATGCTTCGCGGGTGTACTGGCGCCGCGAACTGGAGGATAAGGCCGACGAGCTGCCCCACAACGAGCGCCATGCCTACCTGAAGAAACACCAGTTCGACATTGCCGGGCCACTGCTTACCAAAGAGGAGCAGTACGAGCAGAAACAGCATTTGCTGAACAAGCTGGCCAGCCTGGGTTATCTGCTGCACCGCTACAAAGACCCGGCCCACGCCTTTGCCATCTGGGCGATGGACTACAGCATCACCAACGTCGACGAGAGCCAGGGCGGTACCGGCAAGTCGATGGCCTACACTTCGCTGGATTGGCTCATGCAGACGATGATGCTGGCGGGCCGAAACGCCAACCTGACCAATAACGCGCACGTACTGGAAGGCACCACTGAGCATACCGATTTGATGCTGATCGACGATGCCAATAAGCATCTGGACTTCGAGTTTTTCTATTCGATGATTACCTCGTTCACGGAGGTCAACCCCAAGGGCCAGGCTAAATACACGATTCCCTTCGCCAAGTCGCCGAAACTGTGTATCACCAGTAACTACCCGCCCTCGAAGCTCGACAAATCGACGTACCGCCGCATCTGGTTTACGGCCTTCTCAGACTACTACCATAAGAACCCGGAGGGAACCTACCGGGAGGAGCGCGTACCGATCTCGGAGTTTGGCAAGTCGCTGTTCGCCGATTTTACACCCGCCGAGTGGAACCACTATTACAACCTGATGGCCCGCTGCGTGCAGCTGTGGCTTCAGCATGGGCAGATCCTGCCGCCGATGGATAACGTCATGCTCAACGCCTACAAGTCGCAGATGGGGCCAAATTTCCATGCCTGGGCGGATGCGTATTTCAACGCCGATGATAAACGCCTGGATCGGCTGGTACCGCGCTACATGGCCTACGAAACCTACAAGACCAATGTGCAGGGAAACTTGTCAAGTCAAGGCTTCATGGACAAGCTCAAAGCCTGGTGCAACTACAACGGCTACACGTTGCAGCCCAATGATCTGAAAGGGAAAGATGGCCGGATCATGTGCCGGCACAACAAATACACGCTCCAGCGCGGAGAGTGGGTCACCACCGGCAACACCGCGACTGATGAATACCTGTACATCCAGACCGATAGCCTGCTTGTGCCTGAGCGCCGCTATTGGGACGATCAGGACGGCTCGCTGCCCGAAAGCAGCCTCAACTTCTAGTACAAGTGATGTTCACCGCGGCGGCGGACCGCATAAATCCAAGTAAGACAAATGATTGATTATCAAGAACAGAGAGACGACAAAGGTCAGTTTCTGTTCTTCGTTCCGATGGTTCAATACCCCCTGAACGACGAACAAACGCTACTGGTGTTCCATACACCTCAAGAACCTGATGCATTAGACGGACATGGCCAGATTGAGTGGATACCGCTGGGGCGGCTCGATGACCAGAGCTTTATCATCGAGAGCATGACCCGTAACAGCCTGATCCGTGACGGCTGGGATTTCGACAAGTACCCAAATCCCTACGTTGCCATTGGCAACCCAATCGAGCAGAGCCATGAATGAACTTGAAATCTTGCTCGACGAATTACAGAGCATCAAAGAACGACTATCCGATTACGTTAGCCAGAACGCGACCGAGCTTGACGAAACCGATCCAGTCCACGAAGCCCTTCACTCAATGGATGATGTAATTGACTGGATGGAGCAGGCCGTAGGTACGGACGAAGATGGTTGATGATCCCAACGAAGCCAGGCTGGCGAGAAATCTGGCCAGCCTGGCCACCGATCCACCGGCGCGCGTGCAGTACGATCTGATGCTGCAAATCGTCTCAGACTGCCGCATCTTACGCCGCCCCCTATTGCCCTTCCTGCAAGGGCTGGCCACGTCGGAGAACCCTGCTCCTCCCGCGCCCTCTGTCTCTGAATCAGCGTTCGTATGCCCGGACTGTAACAAGCCGTTCAAAACGCACCACGCCCTATGTGGCCATCGCAAACTGCATCGCTCCCAGAATGCCTAATGAAGTGGCTGCTCTACCTGCCAGCCGCATCGATCTGCCTAATGCTGGGTCTGATCTGTCTGCTGCTGCTCATGATGGTAAGACCGCTGATCGTGGATTGGATGGGGGTGCGAAATCACAAAAATCAACTCGTTAACATGGCTAATCTGAATCTCGTCGATAAACACTTACTCACGGTGGCCACCGCAAAAGCCCTAAAGGAAAAAGGGCTCAGGCTATCCACGCATTTCTCCTGGTTCGTAATAGACGAGCATGATCTTACACATCCGGCTTTGGTTCGGACATCGACTTTGACCGAAAGAGACTTCCCTTGCTATCCCGCCTCAAGTTTTTCGGAGATATGGGAGCTTCTGCCCTGGAAACTGGAGATCAACGGCGAAATGTGCGGCCTTCACCTTCAGGGGATGAATATGTTCGGGCAGTACGTCGCCCAATATTACTACTACCCTAAAATGAAGTCACGGCTGGAGGGCCAGATCACCGCCGCTACGGCGGTTGAAGCGGCAGGTACGTTGCTGCTGCGGCTATTGGAAGAAGGGTTGGTAACAGCTGATCAAATCAACCAGGTACAAGACAAACTCAAGCAGTAATGGAAGACCTAAAATCAAAAGAGACAGTGCGCGATATGCTGGCCACGCGTGAAGAGCTTCGAGCATCCATGACCGAGTTAGAATGGGGGTGGATAATGACTTTGAAGCAAATGGATTTGCGGATGGTGATGGCTAAACACAGCTGCGACGCAATCGAGGCGGCTGATAAGATTGTCGACCTGCTGGAAGTGAATCTGGCGCTGGAGGACAATGTACGTGAGGTGCATAAGGCCGCGTATATACTGGCGGCCGTCGAACTGATGGGGCCTGAGTTTATCGCCTCACTGACCGAGTAGCAATGCTATGCCCATCGACCGGAAGAAGTACCCCCGGAAATGGCGGAAGATTAGCTACTTCATTCGGTTCGTCCGAGCGAAGGGAAAATGCGAGGAGTGCGGAGCCAAACACGGCGAACCGCATCCCAAGACCGGTACGGAGGTTGAACTACACACGGCCCATCTGGATCACAACCCCGCTAACTGTAGCTTTTTCAACCTCAAATCGTTGTGCCACGTCTGCCACCTGGCGCACGATCGACGCGATAACTGGCGCCGGCGGCTATATGGCCCGACCGGCCAATATCACAACCAAATCAAGCTATTCGAATGAGTAAGACACCTGTCGTTCGGTTCAATTACAACGAGCCGATCCACGTGCTAGGCGTGTCGAAATACATCAGTACGTTGGGTTTGTATTCATTAGATGCCTGCGTCTATGCTGATCTGAATGGCATCAAAGAGCGCGTTGCTGCCTATTTCGCTGCCTACCCCCGGCACAAGGTGCTGGTGCGGATGGAGCAGTTCAAGCACGAAGAAGATCCCGACGGGAAGGGCCGGGCCTTCAAGATGATTGTCGGTTCTGGAAAGGCCCCTAAGCTGAAAGCCAAACCGACGACGAAGCAGGGCAGGGCCACCTCGAAACGCATGAAAATGCTGACTAAAGAAGCTAAACACCTGCGGACCGAAAAACCGAATATGACATGGGCCAACGCTATGAAGCGGGCAGCCAAAAACCTCAAGAAGAAGTGAAAAAGGACGATAAAAAAGAGGCGGCACGGGCAGCACAGATGCTGATCAACGCAAACCTGAGCGACTTGGGGCGTGAGTCGAGCGAACGCATCGCGGCGCACCTACAATACGTCGACGGCTACTACATCGACTACCAGAACGAGATGAAGCGGGCGGTAAGCGAAATGCCGCTGGAAACGGCGCTGGCCGAACTGCTGGGGGAAAAGTGGACGAAGATGAGCCGTACCCAGCAGCGGCAGTGGCTGACCAAGGTTGGCTGGGAAATGGCGGCTACGCTGGAGTTTATTCATCGCTTTGGCGGGGCGCTGTCGGCTCAGGCCACGATGATCGAGCAGTCAGAGAGTTTGCGCGTGGAGGCCCTAACGGCCAAGTTGGCAAAAGACGAACCCTACAACCAAGATCAGGATGAACACAGCCCAGACGCCCCCGGCCCCTCAGAAGGCCATGCTCAAGAGCACAGTGCCATCGGAAGTGGTGCTGCGGCAGTACAGTAAGTGGATTGATGCGGCCAACTTCCGCTTATTTATCGTACTCGACGCCTGGCATGGCCTGCATGCTGACACCAAACTTCTCGACGTGCAGAAGGAAGAGGAGGTCTACCGCACCACTGAGTACGTGATGGGCCGTATCCGCGACGGCAGCTTGCTGCCGTTCTAACTAAACACAATCCTATTTCTAAGGGGCCTCGCGCCCCTTTTTTCGTGCCGCACGCCACCACAGCCGCCGTTTCTTTGCAATCTTCCCCTTATAACTACGTTTGGGCTGTAACTCTGTAACAAAGAGGGGGGAGGGACGGGGCAAACACTGTGGTTGTCAAGCCATTAAGGTGTTACAAAATAGATTTTGTCTTTGTAACAAAATTGACTCTGTTACAAAAATCTGTAACACTTAATCCCTTGACCTTTCGCCAGTTAGCGCTGATACAAACCCAACGGGGGTTGTTACAACCCCTTGGACAAACCGTAACAGGCTGTGTATGCTGGTAGTCAACTACTTAGCCGCCTGTTACAGGATTACAAAAAAATTACACGTTTTACCGACTCTGGCCCAGCAACTAACCAGCGGCAACTTCCCGGCAGCTGAGCGACGCTGTTGTGTACTTTCCCCTAAAAAATGCAAAATGGTAGGTGTACGTATGAAAAATTATTGCATAGTTTTTCACTAGGTAGTAACTTGTGATGTAATGGTCCCTGCCATTCCACTACCCGCCGAATAGCTTGCAGCTGATTCGACAACCTCTTTCTACTCAATGATTAAGACCTGTGTACCTGTCCGCGATCGTCACGTTCGTCAGTTCATCTGTGCCCGCTTCGGCAACAACACCACCACCGTCGAGCTTTCAAGAAAATCCATGCTGGGCGTACTGGCCGAGCTAAGCTGCGAGAAGGTGGGCTACCGCCATGTAATCCCTTCCTGCGCGGTCGATCAGGCCACATCGGTCATCCTGATGTATCCCGACTCGCTCAAAAACCACTTCATCCATCCCAACAAGTTGCAGCTGCTGGAGAAGATGTTCAGCTACATGTTTTCCCAGATGTTCCTGGAGGCCTGCGAGGTGAGTCTGATGCTGGGCATGTCGGATTACGACGCGGTGAACCTGTTTATGGATCGGTACGGCATCACTGAAGACATGGTGGCCTCCGATACGCTCCGAAAGAAATGGCGCGATCACCAGCGGTATATGAAGCGCAAAGTGACCAACATGCTACAGCAGTCGCTGAATTGAAAAAAAAGGTTGGGCAGTTCTTCACCCGTTTTTGGGGGGTACTCACCGATATACCGACTTGTTCGTTCATCTGACGAGTTGTTCACGGCAAAAAACCGCCTTCCTGCGCTGGAAAGGCGGTTTTTTGCCGTGAAAGGGGCTGTTTCTACGTCCTACTAAATGGCTATTCTTCGGGGGTACTTTGCCGAATGACTCCCGTCGACCGGACCACTGACATTCCTGCACTACCGAAACAGGCCGGTCAAGCAAACGTGCCTGGTATTCGCCGCCTCTGGCTGGTGGAAGACCGGCACGTGCTGGGGGTTGTCGATCCACGCACCCAACCAGGTACGCTCACCAGCTGGTCGCTGCCCGAAGGTGGGCTGACGCTCATCGACGGCGAAGCCTTCCCCTACGTGGCCCTCACCTGCCGCGCGGCGCTGGGTACCTACAACCAGCGGACCGTGGCCAGCGTGCAGGGCGTCGGTTACGCCCAGACGGTAGGCATCACCCTACCGCGCTACCATCCCCAGACCCAGCTGGTGCTAGCCCGGATCATGGGTCGACGTTGGGTAGCGGTCATTCAGGACGCCAACGACCTGGGGCATCTGATCAGCTTGCCGCAGTATCCACTTCGTTTCGAGGCCGCCTTTGGGGCGAACCCCAGCAGCTTCAACCTGGTCGGCTCGACGCTCACGCCCCAACCGGCGCTGGGCTTTTCCGATTTCTGGCTATTCGAGAACGCAGGCGCGGAATTCTCCTACGCATTTTCTGACGAGTTCAACTCATAATTTATGGCGCAGCCTTACCAGCCTTCCGACGTGAAGGCGTTTTTTCGGAGGTGGCTCAAACCCACGCCGCCCGCCCCGCCTCGCTCCATCAAGGCGGAGTACCTGGCCGATGGCATCGACCAGATGATCGACATGCTGTCGGTCAACACCTGGGCTCCAGTATTTGGCCTGGTCAGCGACGGACTACGGCTGGTGATCCAGATCGTCGACTGGACCGGTGGCCTCGGCCCCAAGCCGAATACGGGTGAGTACATCGGCACCACAGGCCGGGTGGCCAACATTGCCGACGCGGTGAGCATTCGTGGCACTCAGGGCATTAAAGGCTGGTCGCCCCTTCTGCAATTGCAAAGCACTGCGCCGGTAGGTGGCACCTGGGTCGAGGGCATAGTACTGAAAGTGGTCGACTGGACTGGTGGCGAAGGCAACAAACCGGGTCTGGGTTACGTGGGCGCGAACGGCATCGTCGCTGACGCGAGTCAGGCGGTCAATGTTCGCGGGGCTTCGTGGTTTGCCTCCGACACGGTACCGCTAGACCTGAGCGATCCGGCTGCCTTTGGGCAACGGGGCGATTTGTGCCTGCACACGCTGACCGGCGACGTGTACCGCTGTGAGTTGGGTACGGGCCGCTGGATGCTGAAAGGCAACCTGCGCGGCATTCCAGGCCTGAACTGGCGCGGGGCCTGGGTGGCTAACACGGTGTACGCCGTTGGCGATGTGGTGGCCACTGGTGGCAGCGCCTACGTGCGGAAAGTAGCCGGCTCATCAGGTAGCAGCTTTAGCGGCGTGGGAGCCAATTGGGACCTGTTGGTGGCCAAAGGCGACAAGGGCGATCAGGGCAACCGGGGCTGGACGCAGATAGCCGTACTCGTGAGCGATGGCAACCGAGTAGTCCGTCAGGTGACCGACTACATTGGCGGTGAAGGGCCAAAGCCCACGGATTACATTGGCCAGTATATCACCAGTACCGGCTTCACGACCAATATTGCCTTGGCGCAGGACGTGCGCGGGCCACAGGGGATTCAGGGCCTTCCGGGCACATTAACGGCTAGTGCATTTCCTGAAGTCAATAACGGCGGAGGTATTGCCGACACTACCTACGCGGTACTGCAACAGGGCACCACCCTACAGCGCATTCCGCTCAATGCGTTGCCGATCCGAATGAACAGCCTTTTCGGGCCAACGGGCAATATTGCTCAAGACCTGAGGGGGCTTCTATTCAGCCAGTATACCGATATATTTCAAGGCAGGTTATTGGAGTCGTGCGAAAAATGGAATACGGGCACGTCGGCTTGGGATGTGCAAAACGCGACGGTTTCACTGGGCTTCCAGAAGCTACTGGCAGGCCGCCCCTTTTTGGCGTCACAAACCATCATTTACGCGGGTGACAAATACCGTCTGACCATCCAGACCGATAATTCAAGTGAAGGGGCCATGCTAGCTATCTACATGGGCTACTTTACGGGGGCGGTCGGCTTTGGGACAAACTTGAAAGTAACGGTAGAAACGTCAAGCAATGGCGGAACCAGCTACACGACAAGGCTAGCTGAAACCAATATTACGTTCTCCAGCTACTACCTGTTTATGCCGGTTGACTTAGGCGGCAACCGAGTGCGAGTAACATTGGATGCTGTAGGCGCGGCAGGATCGAACTTCGCACTGCATGGCCTAGGTGGGTTTTCGGGAAAGAGTTCAAACCAAGGACGGTTCTGGAATCGGCTACCGTTTGGCTGGAACTATAAGCAGTATGCTTCATTTGGCTTTCAGGCCAACGATGGCCCACCCGATTGCGCGGCGCTGGAAGTACGTTCGACCGATGCCGGGTTTTTGTTTCCACGCATGTCGGGTGTCCAGCGTGACGCGATTCCGTCACAAACAGATGGGCTGACACTGTACGTAACTGACTCAGGTGCGCCTGGCGGCTTCTGGGGGCGGATTGCTGGCTTCTTCCATAAGTTCTTAACCGTTACGGCGGCAGGTGTACTGAACCTGGACGAGCTACAGCTGCCGAGCGCCTTCCGCAACCGGAAGCTAGTTATGTGGCAGGTGACGGGTAACGATCATCAGTTCATCGGGCTGGGGGCCAACAGCGGCGAGTTTCGGCTTCAGGTTGATGGGAGCAACACCGATTACAATTGGTACGCCGGTACGTCGCCCGCTCTATCGGCCCTGCTCATGCGCCTGACCGGACTCGGTAAGTTGCTGCTGGGCACGAACGCCCTGACCAACAGCAACGCGCAGGCGGAGATTGCCGGGACGAACGCGAACGACGGAGTCATTGCCACCTTTACCAATAAGTTTTCTGCCGCAGGTCGTAAGGGTGCCCAGCTTCAGTTTCATAACACCGGCATATCGATGTGGCGGATTGGGCTAGCCGCTGGGGACGATCAGGCGGGTGATGCCTTCGTGTTCAAGGGGTGGGCCGGTGGGTCGTTCCCGGAACTGGTACGCATCACCGCCACCGGCTCCATAGGTATCGGCACCGACAACCCCCAAGAGAAGCTGCACGTGATGGGCCGGGTACGTTCAGCCGGTATCGTAGCTGGCGGTACCACACCGGGTATCGTTGCGCGACCCGGCTTGGGGACTGGCGCGGCGGCAGCCATCAGCGGGGCCGACATGGCTGGCCTGATCAGCCTGACCGCCGGCAGTGGTACTGGCGCGAATGCCGAGGTCTGCAAGGTGACGTTTGCCACCGCCTACACGGCAGCGCCCAAAGTGGTGATGCTCGACGCCCGCAGCAAGAACGGCAGGTATCAGCTGGGGCGGCTGTTTGTGTCGGCCATTACGGCCACCGACTTCACGATCTCAACGACCGACAGCGCGATCGATGCCGGCACGGCAAACATTGATATTCAGTACGTGGTGATTGCTTAATCTTTTCTTTTCGATGTCGACCATCCAACAACCCATTGCCCCCCAGCCGCTGACAGGTCTCAACCGGCTGGGCGTTTTTGCTTCATTCACCATCCTGGCTAACCGTGAGATGGTGCAGCAGACCAACATCGTCTACTGCGACGATCAGGGCGTATCGCTGCTGGAGAAAGCGGCGGCCGACGAAACGCTGACCGAGCAGCAGCGCCAGGAGCTGGCCACGCTCTACCAGACCAAGCTGGTCACGCGCACTACGGAGGGGGCCTTCGTGGATGCGACTGGTCAGGTCGTAGCGGCGGATGCGGAAGGAGCCATTCCGCAGCTTCAGTTCTTTCGGAGCCTGACCTTCGCGCAGGTGATGGCCATGGCAGGCCTGACCGAAGAGGATAGCTTCGCTGACGGGCTGTACGCGCTGATCAGTGCTGAAATTAGTAAAATTGATGGACGGGGCGGACTGTGATGGTACAGCGGATTAGTAACGACGATACCAGGTATCGGGTCTTGGTCTATCTGGACAGCGAAACCCAGAAGTCAGACCAGTTTGTGGTTGCGGAGCCAATTTTCGTCGAGTTATTTGATAGCCGGGTAGTGGTTATTCCAGCCGACTTCGTGAGTGATGGCCACTCGACGCCGAGACTGCTTGATGTGCTGTTGCCTCATTACGATGCGAAAACCAATCTGGCGGCGATCGTACATGACTTTCTGTATATGCACTGGGAGGTGTTTGAGCAGCAGCAAAAGCAGCTTCGGGCGGCAGTCCTGGAATGCCCGTCTCGGTTGCTATCCATCGACATCGATGATCCACGCGCTTATGCCGATGAGGCGTATTATCGCTTAATGGAGCAAATGGCGCCGTGCCAATGGCGAAATGGCCTGTATTGGGTAGCGGTGCGATGTTTAGGCTGGTGGAATTGGCGAGGATACCGCCGAAATGACCGTACACGAAAGTTTCAGTAGAGATACTTAGCGGTTTTTGGCTTTTGAAACGGTGTGATTCATATTTAGGCTTCCAAAACTGTAAATGAATCACCATGGACTTTGAGATGGAAAAGCAGCTCATCAAACAATGGGTAACTGAAGCTGTTCATAGACAGTACGCTGATGTGGAACTGACGTTCACCTTTGTGCCGGTGCTAAAAGAGTTTGCCCGAGTTGTATGCAGACGGGAGCAAGAACTTGTCGTTGTGGTTAACTACAATGAGTTTCCGAATGCATCGGTTGATACTAATGAGGGGCAGCTTGCGCTGATAGTGGCTGGGCATATAACCGATAGGATATTGGATCGTTTAGTCCAGGCCAAGTGGCATCCTACTGGGGTTGCTCAGTGATTGATAGGATCGTCCCGGTTGTCAACGTATAAGTTACGGTAATAGGGAAACCCCGTCTGTGGTTACAGACGGGGTTTTTTGTGTCCTATGGTGAGGGGTTTTGACCCAGCATGTTTGTAGCCGGGGCCGCCCGTGCGGTCCTTTTCCAGACAGACACTCATGACGGGCTTTTCTTTTGCTGGTACCTGGTACCTCGACTATGGCTACGCCGAACGGATGCGGGAGGTAATCCGGCCCCGCCTGGAGGCTGGCAAACACCCTCTGCCCGAATCGCTCCTGCTGGCCAATCAGCACGAAGGGGCCTCGCTCATCCAGCAAATCACGCCGCGCGGGCAGCTGGCCATCACCGCCGGGCTGACGGGTAGTGAACAACGCATTGCCGACTACTTCCGCACCAAAGACGGCATTGGCATCCTGTCGATCAATGGGGCCATGTCGCGCTCGGGGGAACTCTGCTCGTATGGTAACGAAACACTCATGGCCTGGGCCAATATCCTGGGCCGCGATGAGTTTACCCGCGCCATTCTGCTGCGCGTGAACTCACCGGGCGGTACCGTCGACAGCACCAAGGCCTTTGCCGACACAATCCGGGCCGTCGATGCCATCAAGCCAGTAGTGACCTGGACGCCGTTTGCCGCCTCGGCAGCGCTGTTCGTGGCCAGCCAGGGGCGCGAAATCTGGGTGGAAGATCAGCAGGTAGGCGGTATCGGCTCCATTGGCGTGCTGATGGTGCTGACAAACCAGAGTAAGGCACTCGAAAAGCAGGGCATCGAGGTGGAAATCATGCGGGCGGATGGCTCCCAGGACAAAGCCTTGGTGAATGGCGTCGAGCCGATTTCGGACCTCACGCGGGCCGAGTTGCAGACGACCCTTAACGCCTGCCGCTCGGAGTTCGTCGGCTACGTGCGCCGGGGCCGGGCAGGCAAAATCAAGTCCGATGAGGTGTTCACCGGCAAAATGTACCTGCCTAATCAGGCGGTCAAACTGGGCCTGGCTGACGCTAAAGGTACGTTTCAACAGGCCTATCAACGAGCAATTCAACTTTCCAAACAATAATGGCTAAAACCACTAAACCAGTTACGGCGATCATCGCCGCCCTGTTTCCGAAGTCTGAAAAGGCGCTTTCGGAAGCCCTGGGTACCGAACAGTTCAACGCCTTCGCTGAAGACGCGCAGGAAGTACAGGATCGGCTCGACGCCCAGGCCGAGGGTAATCAGGCCGTGGCGAATGATCTGGCCACGGCCAACGCGACGCTGAAGGAAACCCAGGACAAACTCACGGCCTCGGAAACGGCGCTGGAGAAAGCAAACGGCGACCTGACGGCTGCTAACAAGCTGGCTACCGAAGCGCAGGCCAAAGCGGGCCAGTGGGATGCCTATCAGGCCTCGTTGAAAGGCACCAACATGGGCAGCGATACGAGCAACGGTAAGGAGAAGCCAGCCCCTGTCAGCACGATGAGCGATAAGGATCAGAAGATTCTGGAAGACAAGAACCGACTCGCGGCCAAGTATCCCGGTCTGATGGCTGGCCTGCATACGGTCGCCGACGAGGAATAGCCCCAACCGGCTCCAAGCGCCTTTCACCCTCTTTTTTCACATCTTAATTTTTTTGCGACATGTCAGTTGACGTATCCAGACTAGCGGCCAAACTCAAGGAGAATGTAGCCGACTACTCTAAAATTTTTCGCCTCAACCAGTCCAACGGTTTCAATATCAAGCAGGACCGGTTATTTACCCCTTACCAGATTCGGGACAAGGTGCCCCTGATCCGCAGCTCGACCACGTCGATGCTGCAACCGGGCCGTAAGGGTGGTACCCCTAACTTCAAAGGTGGGGTCGAACTGGCGGGCCGTGAGGGTATGCTGCGCCCGTTTCAGGCCAACCTGAAGCTGGATGAGCAGACGCTGTACGCCTGGACTAAAACGTACCTGGCTAAGAAAAAGCCGACCGACTCAAGCGATATCTACAGCTTCGAGGCTATGAACTGGTACATGGAAAACGTGATGGCGCAGTGCCGCAAGGACGCGCTGGGCTTTGTCTACAAGGGCGTCTACAACGCGACCGGTACCAACGCGATCGACATCATGGATGGTCTGAAGCTGAAGTTTACTCAAGGTATCGCCACGACGGGAACGGGTTGGGTTGGCGACATCCCGGTGGCCAACATCGTGACTTCGGCCGCTACGATCAACGCCAGCAACGTGCTGACGGAGTTGCAGAAGCTGGGCCTGCTGTTCTTCGGAGCAATGGACGAGCCGCTGGAGGAAGAGGTGATTATCGCCGTCGATCCGATGCACATCGTCTACATCACCCAGGCGCTGGATTCGCAGCTGAGCAACAACCAGCAGATCGTGTACCGCGAGAATGGTAAGCTGCGGCTGGCGTTCCTGCCAAAATCGTCGATCGAGCCGCGCACGTGGCTGAAAGGTACCGATAAGCAGCTGCTGACGCTGCCGGGCAACCTGGCGGTGATGGGGCCAGAAGACACGACCGAGGACATTCCCTCGATCCAGATCGAATCGGCGGATCGTAACCTCAAACTCTTCCTGGACGGGGAACTGGGCATCGACTACGCCGATGGCCGGGTACTGTTCATGAACGATAAGTAAGCGGTCCAACGATCGGCAGTCTGAGTCACAGCTAGGATGTTCATCACAGATGTTCACCGCTTTTTTACTTCACCTTTTTCTCTCTTTTGACAATGAAGAATTTACGGCTTATCGGTTCGTTTCTCTTCGCGCTGGTAATGGTTGCCAGCGCCGTTTTTCCCGCTGATGTGCAGGCGATGGTACCCGTGAGTCTGCACGACTTCATGTTCTCGGCTGATCCGATCGTCTGCGGCGCAGCTGGCGCAGTATTCACCGGCATCAGCCGCAAAGTACGCGGAGTGGCCAACATCGGCGGTATCACCAAAATGGTACTGTTTGCCGATACGGACCTTACCACCGACTGGCCCCTGCAAAAGGACATTACGGCGGGTGTTCTCTCGACCCCACCCCCGGTAGCCGCTGGGGTAGTTGGTGCGGTGCTGACCTTCGATACGAATACTGGCCGGGCCAAATCCGCCCGGAAAGGGGACCTGGGCTATCAGACTGTCGACGTGGACGGAGAGGGCAAGTTTGCCGGTTACGAGGCGGCGCAGATCGATGCGCTGGATAAAACCTTGAATAGCGGCGGGGTGGCCATCATCTACTACAAAAACGGCGATCGGTCGGTATACGGCACCAAGCTGGAGCCGTTGACCTTCGAGGATGCGAGCGATACCGGTGCTAAGGGCGACGATAAGCTCCAACTCGACTTCAAGTTCAAAGGGTCGGGCTACGCCTTCCACCCGCCCCTGCTGGGCCCCACGGTGGTCGTGCCCCTGCCGGCTTAACAGGTACGTACCTAAACCGGGCCTCTCTCGTCAGGACGGTACGCCGCCGCGGAGGGGCCTTTTTTTATGGCTAAACGCAGTAAACTCCCAATCAACGTGTATCAGGTCAAAGACGAATTCGCGGGCAAGATCAAGCTCGAAACGGGCGAGGGCGAAACGCTGCTCGACCACAACACGCCCCAGTTGGCGCTGGCCACTCTGTATGAGGGCTCAGATTTGGCGAAGGGTTATATTGAACTGGTAGCTTCCCCTGAAGCTGCCCAATAAAAACAGCTCATGTACAACTTAGACAGCAACAAAATTGACGGCGTGCTCAAGAGCCTGGGCAACGCGGGCAAAAACGCGGTGGCGGCGCTCAACGCCATGACTAATGGCGAGTTCAAAGGCTCGGCGCTGGAAACTGACCCGCTGGGGAATCTGGGCTACATCGTGCGAACGCTGCAAAACGCGAAGGATCAGGCGGCTATTAATGCCCAATTTGCGGGCAAGACCCCGGAGGAGATCACGGCCATTCAGGAGCAGGCACGAGCCGACGAACAGGCGGCGATCCAAGCCAAATTCAACGAGCAGCTGGCCGAGATGACGAAGGAGCCAGAGCCTGAACCCGAACCCGACGAGGAGGGTGCTGGTAGCGAGGATGACCCGAACCAGCCCCAGAATTAACCCCGTCAGCGAAAGCCTAGCCCTTGACCCGGCTGGGCTTTTTCGTATGTTTGTGCCGCTAACTTTCAGTTTTTCTCGATGACCAACCGGCGTGACCCAAGACACGTCGGTTGGCACGTCGTTGTGAGTACGACACGGTCATCGAGAGATGAAAGTTAGCAGTGACCAACCGGCTCCCATATGCCCATTCCAGCGCCCGAAGGGTTTACCGACCTGCGTGTTCATCTGCACGAGGCGGGCGTGGATGCGGCTCATTTAAGCTTCGTGCTGGAGCGTTATCTGGAGCTACCCGCCAACAAACCGCCAAGCGATTGGTTTACCGACGTACAGGCCGAGCACCAGGCCTGGGCCTACCGAGAAGCGGTCGGGACCTTCCAACAACTGATCGTCGACAAGCCCGATGATGGCAATGGTGACGATGACGAGGCCTAATGCCCGTCCTACCCTCACCCGAAAAGGTGGGGGTTTTTTGTTGGCATGAATCTTCAGGACCTCATTCGCCAGCAAAAAGCCACCGTACAAATGCTAGAATCGCTCGTAGGGGCGCGACGAGCATCCCAGATGGAGCTAGATGGGGCAAAGGCGCGTTTGGCCGATCTGGAGGCACAGAGAGACTTTAAACCCCTTCCTTCAGCATCGCCGCGAGTTGACCAGCCGCAGGCCTATGCGCCTGAACTGGAAGGGCCGACCCTGAGCGGTGATGAGTACGCTCGACTCCAGGCCGAGATGTCCGCCGACGCTGACAGGTTGAACCGGAAAATGGCCGGCCTCAGCAACCAGTTGTACCAGGTACCTGACGGCGTGGCTTGCCCGGAACTGACCGGCCCAATTCTGGACCTCAAAGCGCAAATCGAGGCGATCTGGGACCGCAAACGCTACTTGGAGCGTAACCGGCGGTTACCCGAAGAAAAGGCCGAAGCCAGCCACGATGCCGGGCTGCCGCAGCTGCCGGGTGATGATCCTGAACGCTACCAGCTGGCCTACCAAAAGCGGCGGCTGATCGATCAGAAATCGAAGCTGAAGAAAAAGCTGGCCAACCCAAAAGCTAAACTAGGCAAGCGGGCCGAGTGGGAACGCGAACTGGCCGAATGTGAGCTGAAGATTCAGGAAATGGACTTTAAACTGAGTTAGTCAACGTAGTTAGCACCCATGTTAGAGAAATTAGCCTGGACAACGCAGCAACGCAAGGTTGTTGATCTGTTGCCCTACGAGTACAACCCGCGCAAGATGACGGCCCAGCAGAGCCGCAAGCTGCGCGAGAGCCTGGAGAAGTTTGGGCTGGTTGAGATCCCGGTCATCAATGCCGATGGCGTCCTGCTGGCCGGCCACCAGCGTTGCAAAGCGATGGTGGCGCTGGGGCGGGGTGATGAACTGGTCGACGTGCGCGTACCGAACCGGCAGCTGACCGATGCCGAGTTCAAGGAATACAACGTGGCCAGCAATGCCATCAAAGGGGATTGGGTCGACGAACTGCTGCGGGAGCATTTCGCGGAGGTCGATCTGGCTGATTTCGGCATTAGCCTGGCGGATATGGAGCAACTGCACGAGCAGACCAGCACCAAAGCCGACGTACCTGAACTGCCGATCGTGGCCAAGTTCTCGGAGCAGTACAGCGCGGTCGTGATCATCTGTACGAACGCCATCGACGCCAACCACGTGGCGGAGGTATTGCAGCTAGAACAGGCTAAAAGCTACAAATCAGACCGGGTAGGCCGTACCAGCGTCATTCACGCCAAACAGTTCATCGACGCATGGAAAGCTGCAAAATCGTAATTCCGAGCCACAAGCGGGCCACGCGGGTACGGACCACTGCCGTCGTCGAGAACACGATCATCTGCGTACCGGACGCCCAGGCCGACGACTATCAGCGTAATAATCCGGGCTGCGAGATTGTCACACACCCCGACTCAGTAATTGGGCTGGCCCGAAAGCGCGACTGGATCATCAAACACTTTGGTTCGGTCTTCATGCTCGACGATGACATTGCGTCGATGCAGCGGGTGTATACGGAGCCGGGGGAAAAGTCGCAGGTAGACCCAGCGACAGCTTACGCGCTGATCCAGGCTACGGCTGATGCCTGTCGGCAGGCCGGGGCGTTCCTGTTTTCCTTCAGCCACGTACCCGCTCCGGTGCTATACAACCCGATGGGGCCGATTGATCTGGCCGGCTATCATACCGGCTGCGCGCATGGTGTACTGTCAGGATCGAAGCTGTGGTATAGCCCGGAGATTCGGGTCAACGAGGATTACTGGATTAGCTGTTTGAACGCATACGAACACCGGCTCAGCTGGAAGGATACGCGGTTCTACTTTGCCCAGAAGGACACATTTGTCAATCCGGGCGGGCTGTCGGAGTTTCGGAACGTGGAGGCTGAGGAAGCTGATTTTAAGCTGCTGCAGCGCGTATTTGGGTCCGACATTATTACGTTGAAAAAGTCGAGTGCGAAAAGCAAGCTCAAGCATCCATTTCAGAAAACCTTAAAACTTCCATTCTAGCCATGATTTTTTAGGGGTTTGAGACTGCAAACTCTCTGGTCTGCATCGGGTTATAGAGACTTAAAGGTTACGCTATGCAGACGAATCGGTACAATGTTGGGCGAGGCCTGGGCGGCTGGTATGTAGAAGATGAGGCTAATCAGTCTATTGTTGGCTATTTTCCGACTCGGGAGGCGGCAGTAATCTACGCTACTAAAAAAGCAAAGCTTAGTGAGTTGGTTGGCTTAGCCACCCCTGTGAGGCGGCTCCATCCAATACGATAAGGAAGCCCGCTCAACTTGAGCGGGCTTCCTTATTTTAGTAAAGCACAGAGGATTTTATTGGAAAAAGTAAGGAATGATAAATTGTTAATCCGTTCTGCTGGGAGAATATACAGGGGATGTTCAACCCCAATATATCTCAGAAAATGGAAGCGCAAGCACCGCAGCGGCGGACCGCCCAGACCCCGCCCCGCAGAAACCGGGATCGGTTCATGACCACCACCGGCAAAAGCGAAGCCGATTACAATGCATGGGCTAGCCAGGTAGGCCGCCAGATGCACATTAACAACCTCGACCGGTTGATTTGCGCCCAGCTGGGCATCTACACGGTGGCGCACCTGGCTCAGCTGCCCACCCTGCTCCCGGAAGGCGTGGAGAGTGAAGCGCAGGAAACGAGTTATCTGCTCGAGAACTCGGTCAACCCCCTGGAACTGGCCCGCCTGTGGCAGCGCGTTCGCATCGATGCGACGATGTACCTGTCTGCTGAAACGGTCCTCAACGAGTACCTGCGGCCTTTCCCCAAAGACAACTTCGAGCGCTGGGGCGATCGCAACCACCTGGGCGACGTATCGAAAAGCTGGTTCAAAAAGACCGGGATCGAGTTGGATGTGCAGCTACAGGAAATCAACGAGGTGGCACCCATCCCGGTCACGATGGAGGACGCTATTGAGTTCGTCAAAAGCTGGAAGCCGGGCGGGTTCGTCTCGCCGCTCCAGTGGCAGCTGACTCACATCGAAAGCCGGTTTCAGGGGCTGACCACCTTCCGCATCAAGGACTACTACGCCGAGCACCTGCTGAAGATGACCCAGCTTGTTCACCCGGCCCTGACCGATACCGTTCCCTTCTGATCACCACGCCCCGTCACTCGACGGGGCTTTTTCATTTACTGCCATGCCGAAATCAACCGACGTGCCGCACGAGCTGCGGGCGCTCAATAAGGTATTTTCTACAAACGACTACAAATGGGATTACGCGGACTCCTTCCGCGATTGGGTCGACTTTCTGGTGGAGGCCTTCATGCCGGTCCGTCAGACGGATCGCCGCCCGAGCGAATGCGAGCGGCTGAAGCAGAAGCACGGTTCGCTCGACTGGTTCACCGATATGACCCGCGAATGGTTGCTGGTGCAGCAACAGATGATCGTCGGGGATGGTCCGGGCGACTGGTACGATGCGCTGGGTACGTTCTACGAGGTCATTGCGCCCAACTCCAAAAAGGGCGTTTTGGGTCAATTCTTCACGCCCCCGGAGGTCTGCGATATGATGACCATTATGACGGGCTTCACGCCCGATCTGAAGGGGAAGGGCTTCAGCATCCAGGACCCATGCAGCGGCTCCGGGCGGATGTTGCTGGCGGCTCATACCTCGGCTCCGGGCAACTACCAGTACGCCGCCGACCTGGACCGCATTTGCGCCAAGATGTCGGCCGTCAATATGTGCATACATGGCTGCGTGGGGCAGGCGGTATGCATGAACTCCCTGACGCCCGATGACTGGTTTTTCGGCTACAACATCAACCCGCGCCTGAACCGTACAGGCTGTCCGAGCATCGAGCCGATCACCAAAGAGCAGTGCCGGGCGTGGCGCTTATGGCAGGCTGAAAAGGCTGCCTGGGAGGAAAAAAAGCGCGTCGACCCGAAAGCGCCGGCACCCGTACCACCCGCGGCTAAATCGGTCCAGATGGGGCAACTGAGCCTGTTTTAGGGCTGAAAAAAAACGAAAAATATTTCAGGATTGACGAATTGTATAACCGATCTGCTGGGAGAATATACAGAGGTAGTCGAGACACATAATCCCCTGACTACGAAGCTAAAATGTTCACGTTCACAATTCATTTCCAAGAGGTCAACGGCCCCAATGGTAGCACCAAAATCCAGTGTAATCTCATTCAAACGGCCATCGCCCTATTCGAGCAGGAGTACCCTACTGCCATCATCCTACACGTTAACACCAGCCTAAACCGCCCCTACTAAGATGTACATCCGCAAGCCCCGGAAATTTGAGAACCCGAAAATGACCAAGAAGAAAACGCTGCTGCGGCACGTGATGAGGGAGGCGCATCGCCTGTGGAAGAAACGCATCTGGCTGTTCTTCGGTGAATGCCTGCGTGATGCGTGGATGAACATCCGATCGGGGATGCGGAAGAAAACGATCAACGTGGCTCAGGTGAGCCTGTTCTAAACAAATGAGGGCCGGTGCTTACGACACCGGCCCTCAGTCTAAGCTAGGATGTTCACTTCCAATTCAGACGATGCAAAGTAAACGAAAAATCGGCGCAATGACGCGCAAAAATGCCCGCCGCCAATTGGTGTGGTTCCCAGCCCTGCAACTGGCTGGCCAGTGGATGACCCAGGCCGGGTTTGAGATCGGCCAACAGGTCGTGGTAACAATCGAAAACGGTAAAATCATCATCCATCAATTTGAGCTATGAGCAAGTACGAGATAAAGACAAAGAAGGGGTACGATTTCTACGAGGTCAGCAGTGCCATGCAAAAGTGCATCCGTCGGGATCGGGAGCAGGAAGCGCTATTCTGGGCGGTGGAGCTATACGATTCGGGGTTCGTGGAATACGCCTGGAAGCGGCTGCGGATCATGTGCAGCGAAGATATTGGGCTGGCTGAGCCGGGAATGCCCGCGCAGATTTGGGCGCTCTACCGGATGCATCAGGAACAGGCCAAAAAGAAGGAGGACAAAAACGAGCCTCAGCGGCTGTTTCTGACGCACGCGGTGCTGCTGCTGTGCCGCGCCAGAAAGTCGCGTATGATCGACTGGACGCTTATCTGGGCATGGCTCACCCACCCCTTCAGGATGCTGGAGATACCTGACTTCGCGCTCGACAAGCACAATGAGCGTGGTCGAAAGCTCAAACGCAGCTGGGCGCATTTCTTTGACGAGGGAACGCAGCTGCATCCGCATCACGACGTGGACGGTGAGTCGGAAATGCGGATGAATGCCATGAAAGCCATCAGCAATCCGAGCGGACAGAGCCTGTTTGCCGATGCTGGCGAGTCGGTCTAACGTCCTACCCTGCTAACGAGGTACCTGTCAATTTTGGCAGGTACCTCGTTTTTTTATGCTGCCCGTCCCTTCTCCCCAACTACCCGACAAGTCCAGCGACCAAAAAAAGGCCGAAAAGCTCGACAAGTTCCGGGATCACTTGCTGCACCAGACGCACCTGACGCCCAAAGAGGAATTGATGCTAGAGAAGTATCGCAAAGCCTTTGCCTGGCGCTGCAAGCTGTTCTCGCCCCAGCAGTGCGTCTCGATGCTCATGCAGGAATACAGTATCAAGTACTCGCAGGCCTACCAGATCATGAGCGAGTCGACCAAACTCTACGGCAAAGTGGAGGACATCGACAAAGCCGGTACCACCAAAATCCTGATTGAAACGCTGTACGTGGCCATGAGCCTGGCCGTGAAAGACAAGAACGCCGAGGCCATCATTGCCGCCACCCGCGAGATTGCCAAGCTCACCAAGCTGCACGTCGACGAGATCCCGATGTCGATCGACGAGCTAATGCCCGCGCGGGTCGCCAAATACGTGCAGAACAATGTCACGGTAAACAACTACGGCCCGGAGAGCCCAACCAATGAGTAAGGAGGCGATCATCCGGCTCAACTCGAAGCAGCTGCTGTTTCATCAGTCCGTAACGGGTAACCAGGCTGATTTTGTCAAGAACGGGCAGGCCTACCAAAGTGGCTTTCGGGCTACGTTCCAGGGTGGGCGGGCGTCAGGAAAAAGCAGGGTCCTCCAGCACCTGATTGCCGAATCGGCCTTTCAGCTGCCCCGCGCGAAAGCAGGCCTGGCGGGCCTGACCTTCCGGCAGGTGCAGGACATCATTCTTAGCCAGGCATCGGCTGTATTTGAAGAACACGGCCTGTACGAGTACAACTCTAAAACCGGGTTCGGGCAGTACGTAATCAACCGCCGCCCGCCCGATCACTGGCGCAATGCGCTCAACACGGTGCGGACCTACGATAACTGCCTGGTCTTTGCCAACGGCTACACCGTGCAGTTTGTCTCAGCCGATCGGCCCGAAACCATTCGGGGTGCCAACTTCGATCAGCTGTACATCGACGAGAGCGCCACCATCAAGGAGGAGTTTTACAACAAGGTGCTGCGGCCCACAGTGCGGGCCAACAAATCCATCTACCGCGATCCCCGTCCCGGCCGCAAAGGCTTCAACCACCCGCTGCACTGGCTCATTACGGACTACACCAGTGTACCCTGGACGCCCCAGGGTAACTGGATATTCAAGACCGAGGAGCTGATGCCCCAGAATCCCAGTAAGTACTTCTTCATGCAGTCGACGGCCTACGATAACCTGGACTTTCTGCCGGGCTCCTTCATCGAGGATCAGCGCGAGGCCTGCGGTGACGAGCTAACGTTTAATATGGAGATCCTGAACCAACGCCTCACAACGGTAGGGCGGGGCTTTTACCATGCCCTGGATACCGCTAGGCACGTCTACAATGAGGGCTATGGCTACCAGTTCGACGAGGAGAAGCGGCTGTATGTCTCGGACCGTACCGACTACGATCCAACTAAAGAACTGGACACCTCATGGGATTTTAACGCGGCCTTTACTTCCCTGATCGTGGGACAGGACCATCGCTCGGAATACCGGCTGGTCGATGAACTATGGGTAACCAATGCTACGGAAACCCTCGTGGAGAAACTGGCTACCACCTTTGCCGATAAGTACCAGGCTCACAAAAAGAAAGTGGTCAACATCTATGGCGACAACGGTGGCAATAAGAACGACCCTGGCCGAACGCGCACCTACTTTCAATTAGTCAAGGCTACACTCAAAGCCAAAGGCTGGACCGTTATTGATAAGGTTCAATCATCTTATCCTTCGTATCCTGTTCGGTATCGTGTTATCAATGGCTTGCTCCAGGAAACCAACACACGCATCCCCAAGATCAGGATCAACCACACCCGTTGTAAGTCCCTGCTGATTAGCCTACAGTCAGCCCCTGTGGATGGCAGCACATACCAGAAGATCAAAGCCTCGGAGCAGAACAAAGCCTTGCCGCAGCAGTATGCGACGCACCTGAGCGACTGCTTCGATTATCTGCTGTATAAGCGCTTCGGCCAATACGTCACCAGCGGCGGCAACCGTCAGGGCGGTATCACCATCCGCTAAGGCCAACTCAGCCCGGAACGCTCATCCCATCGGCCACTGCCCAGCGCCACCCCGCGCCAGGCAGTGGCCGACGTGTATGGCGTGTATCGTTACCCCGCCCCACACGCCCGGCATATATTCATTTTTTCGTTTTGGCGATCGCCTGTTTCGCTACAGCGCGGGCCTGCGAAGTGAGACAACCGGAAAAAGTAGCCCCGGTTTTGGGTGCAACTACCTGAGGGCCACGGCTGAGGTTTGGGAGCAGACCGGAAAAAGTCCAGAATGCCCACCCATCTAGTTGCGTCCTACCCGCGCGAAGGGACCAAACCGATCATTGTACCACCAAAACGGGGACAATGAGCGCAATCTATCTCTCACAAGTGCTGACCAGCTACCGGGCGTCGGGCCTGTCGGGCCACTCGCCCTACTTCAGCCTGACCTACCGCAAAGCGGACGGCAGCTTCGGCCAAAAAGCCGGCGTGCGGCGGCAGGCGGGCCAGCAGCCGGGCGGCAAGAAAGACCTCACCAGCATCCAGCAGGAGAACCGGCAGGCCGGAAAGCTGCATCTGGTGGAGGCCTCCGGGCGGCAGTTCGAGTTGCACATTCCCCTGCTTGTCACATTCAACGGTCAGCGCATCGACCACCGATTTTAGAGATGACGGCAACGAAACAAGGTGGCGTAAAGCTGCTCACCATTCGGCCCAGCGCCATTGCCCAACCCAACGAAGGGCAAAAAGACGGTAACTCAGTCGCGGGTACCAATAAACGCTCCGTGCAGGGCACGGCCTACAAGATTTACCCCTGGGGAAGCGACAACCAGCTGGTCAACCAGATGGTCGACCTCTACCGCAGCAACGGCGACGTAATGAACCTGGTGCAGACGCGGGCCGACTTCCTCTACGGGGCGGGCTGCGGCTGGTTCAAGCACCGCACCGAGAAGGGAAAACTCATCCGGGAGCCGTACACCGACGCCAAGATTCAGGCGTTCGAGGTGGTTAACGACCTTCAGGAGCTGGTCAACACCCAGCTAACGTACCTGGTCGAGACGGGCAACGCCTTCGTTAACCATAGCCGGGAAGGCAGCACGCTTACCCTCTCGATGCGTGACAGCCTGACGGTGCGGGCGGTGGTGGCCACCAAAGGGTTCGTCGATACCTGGCTGCTGGCTCCCGACTGGAAAAATGCCAAGGCAAAAGACATCGTGCCCGTCCCCGCCCTGACGGCGGACACGCTCACCGCGCCCGAAACGCTGCATCAGATCAAACGGCGGCAGAGTGGCCAGTTCTACTACGGGTTCCCAATCTGGTGGGCGGCAGCGGAGTGGATCAAGCTGGCCAACCGGGTGCCGACCTTCCACAACAACGGGCTGGATACTGAGTACAACGCCTCGCGTATCTGCCGGGTCGCCGAGGACTTTTTTACCAAGTTCGGCGGCGATAGCGACGAGTCGAAAGCCGAGTTCCGGGAGAAATTCTACGATCAGGTTGAAAGCCTGCTAAGCGGCGCGGAAGGCGAACGCCGGGTCATTTTCGACGAGTGCGCCATCGGTAGTGATGGTAAGATGACGCCCTGGATTCAGTTCGAGGAGATCAAAACCCAGCTGACGGGCAAGGAGTACACCGAGCTGTACCAAATGGCGGTGACCGCCTTCGCCAATGCGTCGGGCATTCTCTCCGGGCTGGCCGGCGTAACGGACGGCAAACAATTAGGCGGCTCAGGCTCCGAACTGCGCGTGTCGGCCGAATACCAGCAGTTCTACCGCACCCCGCGCGAGCGGCAGGCGATCGAGAGCTACTGGAACCGGCTCATCAAGCCCGAATTAGGCCTGCCTGCCGACGTGTATTTCGGCTTCAACAACATCCTGCTCGAAACGCTCGACAAGGAAAAGTCCGGTTCGTCGACCAAGCAGACCGGCTCTGGTGGCGGGGCGACCGAACCGGATAACAAACCGTCTAAACCCGCCCAGAAATGACGCTGATCAACGACATCACCCAGCTAAAACGCTATTTGGGGCGGGCCATCAACAAGGCCACCACCTGGGATTTTATCTTACCCTATCTGGAGTTGGCGCAGTACGAGTACATCGCCCCGGCGCTCGGCCCGGAAATGCTCACTGAGCTACAGACGCAGCTGGCAACAAACGCGCTGACGCCCGTGAACCGGCTGCTGCTGGAGTTGACCCAGAAAGCGCTGGCCTTCTACGCCTACCAGAAGTATCTGCCCTACGCGATCGGCAACGACGGCGACAACGGGATGCAGGAGCAGGGCACCGATGCTACCAAGCCCGTCAGGATGGGCGTGCTCGATCTACGGCGGCGGGAAACGGCGGAGAATGCCTCCAAAGCCATTGAGCAGGTGCTGGTGCAGCTGTTCACCTTCGTGGAGCAGTACCCCACCTGGAAAAACTCGGCCAGCTACCACGCCGCGCGGAGCCTGTTTATCGGCAACGCCACCGAACTGACCACGTACCTGCCCCAGACCGCAGGCAGCTACCGGCTGTACACCTCGCTGAAAACGTACCTGGCCGAAGCCGAGCGCGTGGGCATCAAATCATTGCTGGGTAAGGCCCAGTTCGACGCCCTGAAAGCCGCCCAGCTGACGGGCAATCTCTCGACGGCGGAGGCCGATCTGCTGGAAAAGGTCGGTAAGGCGGTGGCCACGGTGGCCTATGCCGAAGCGCTTTACAACCTCAACGTGGTGCAGACCCCCGGCGGGCAGCTGCGGCTGCTCTCGGATTTCGATGGCATCTACAACCAGAAGGCCGTGACGGGCCACGAACTGGCTGAAGCGCAGCGCCGGGCCGATGGGCAGGCAGCGGCGGGCCTCAACAGCCTCAAATCGTTTCTGACCGCCAACGCCGCCGCCTACCCGCTGTATAAAACCAGTAGCAGCTACGCGGCCCCCGGCCCCAACGCGTTCCCGGATAACGCCAAGTACAAGAGCGTGTTTCGGATGCGCTGACATAGACAATCTTCCTCTTTTTAACCATGAAAAACACCCCCAAAACCGACGTGGTAGCCCGTCAGAACACCCTCCGTCCTTCGCCGTTCACGGTCGAGCACCCCGAGGAAATCCCCGGCCCTGATGCCGAAGCGCAACTGACCGAAGTGTCGGCCGAAGAAAACGAGATCGCCCAGCAGCTGGAGGCGCTCAACCAACGCCGGGCCGAAGCCGCCCAGAAACGCCAGCAGGCCGAAGCCACCGCCCGGCAGGAGAAAGTCGACCAGCGGGCGGCGCTGCTGGAAGATGCCGCCGACTGGCGCGAGATTGCCCGGACCAGCCCGGACGAAGGGCGGGCGAAGGAGTATCTACGCAAGGCCCGCGCGGCGGAGGCCGAAGCCACCCGGCTGGGCGTCGAGCTGAACCTGATCGATCCGGCCACCGTCGCCGAAGCCGATACGAAACCCGCCCCGCGCCCCATTTCGACGGGCAACGCCATCTGGCTCATTATCGGGCTGTTTCTGGCCTTTCTGGGCGCAACGTACCTGGTCGGTCAGCCCATCGCCCAGGACCCCATGAACGCTATCGGCCAGTCGATGCTGGTCAACGCGCCCCTGCGCGGGCTGCTGGCCTTCACGCTCACCTTCGCCACGTTCCTGGTATCGGTCTTTTTCATTCGTTTCTGCTTTCCTCAATTCTACCGCATATGGCACAATCGCGTCGATTCGGAGCGGTCGCTCGAATCCCTCATCCACGAAGCCCCCGCCTGGGTGGTCTTGGCCTGCTTGCTGGGCTTGTTCTATACGTTCATGCAGGTCTTTGCCAGCTACTACCAGGCACTGTACGCGTAGACTCCCTCAACCGGGTACGTACCTGCGTGCTGGAAACCGCCGAGGGGCAAACCTTCGTGCAGGAGAAGACCAACAACAACGACCACCCGCAGATCAATGAATACTTTCGGGCCTGTGGCATCAAGCACCCGGAGCGTATGGCCGCGAAAGCCAAGCCCTACTGCGCGGCGTTTGTGGCGTGGGTCTTCATCCAGTGCAAGGTGCCGATGGGCAAAGGCTCCTGGACGGCAGTGGCCGCCTTCAACAACGTCCGGGCGCGGCACCTGAAGAAAGGGCAGACGCCGCTGCCGGCGGACGTGATCACTTACACGATCTGGTCCCACGCCGAACTGCTGAAGCACTGGCCACCCGATCCCCGCGTCCGCATTTTCGTGGCCAACGGAGCCAACACCACCGCTGGCAACAACCGGCAGGGCGTGTACGCCAACATCCCGCGGCCTAAGTCCATCGTGCGGCATATCGTCCGCTTCATTCCTGAAACATGAAAAAATTCTTCGATGAAAATGGCGTGGGGGTGATCGTGATCGCGCTGCTGCTGCTGGTTGGCGTGGGCTACTACGTCCTGTCCGGCCCAAAGGCAGCGGCCCCCAAACGTCCGGCCACGGCGGGGTTCGACTCGACCACGTACTACAAAAACCTCAATCAGCAGGGCCAGCTGAATTACGAAGTCTACACTAAACTGAAGGTTTATGAGTCAGAACTCAAGGCGCTTCGCGGCGACCTCAACCGCGAGAAAGATCGTATTGATCGGTTGTCTGGGGATGAGTTGCAGCGTGAAGTTGATCGCCAGTTCAATGACGAACCCAACCGGCGTGGCGGTGTACGACAGCCTCAAACGGCTCCGCCCCGTCGAGGTGCCACCCAAAACGATTCTGCTCACCGAGGAGGGCGCGCGGCTGGCGCTCCGCTACAAAGCCGAGGCCCTTTCGAGCCGGGCCACGATTGTCCTGAAAGACTCGTCGATCGTGGCGCTGGGGCGGTTGGTCGACCAGAAAGACCGGCAGATCGAGCAGATCAATCGCCAGCAGCAGGCCAAACAGAACATCGGCCAGCAGGCCCAGGCCCATACCGACGAAACCCGGACGAAGTTGCGCGCAGCGCGGTGGGAGAACTGGCTGTGGCGGGTGAGCGTGGCGGTGTTCGTAGCCGCGAAGTTCAAACTCATCTGACCTACTGGCGGCTGATCAGTCGCCAGGGGTACCGTTACCCCGACGTGGCGTGGGCGATCAGCGCCGTCGAGACGGGCTACTGGTGGTCGCCGGTGGCGTTAGCCAGGCACGGCCACAACCTGTTTGGCATGAAGAAAAACGGGCGGGGCTACTACACGTCGGTATCTGCCGATGGCTACTGCCGGTACGCTGGGCAACTGGCTTCGTTCGACGATTACGGCGATTACGAAGCGGCCACGATCCGCAAGTATAGCATCGCCAGCCGGGCCGAGTACCTGGCCCACATCTGCCGGCGGTTCTGTCCTAACCCCAGCTACGGGGGGAAGCTAGCTTTGGCCTTTCAGAAACTGAAACGCATCCAATCGCTAGTCTGATGCTTGAGAAGTACAGCAACCTTATTGCTACCCTAACCGGCCAGGTCGTTAGTTTCGGCCTGGCCGCTTTTGCTTGGCAGTATTTCCAGGAACGGCTCAAAAAGATCGACGACGTGGATCGACGGGTGTACCGGCTCGAAATCCGCGAGGAACAACGTAAAGAATTGGAATCGGGCAAGCCCGTTCGCCCGCGCAGCGAACCCGATCCCGCCCAACCGAAGCTATGAAAACCATTGAATTTGGCTCGAAAGCCTACCGGGTTGCCGAAAACTGGGCCGAACTGACCACGGAGCAGTACGTGCAGCTGATCCTATGCCCCCGCCTCAAAGCGGATGGCTCGTTTGATACCGTCGAGCACCAGGCCGCCGCCTGCCGGGTGTGGCTGGGCATGAGTCCGCGCGTGTGGCGTGACCTGATTATTACCCCCTGGCAGTGGGGCCAGTTGCGGCAGCAATTCGCCTGGCTGTTCAACACCGCCCCGGAAGGTAAACCGCCCCTGATGTCGTTTGAGTGCGGCGGGGTCAACTACCACCTGCCCGCCGCCGATATGGCCGACACCACCGGGGCCGATCTGGCCGCCGCTAACATGGCCTATCTGGAGTTTGCGGCCCCACCTGAAGATGGTGTAACCGACGTGGATAGCAAGACGAAGGCGCTGAACCAGTTGGTGGCCATCCTGTGCCGGCCCCGGCGGAAAGACTGGCGCAAATTCATGAACAGCGATGAGTGGAACGGCGACGTGCGCGAGCCCTTCAACGAGGCCCGCGCGCAGGCCCACGCCGAGCAGCTGGATAAACTCCCGCTGAACCTGAAGATGCTGGTGCTGGATTACTTCGAGCGCTCCAACAACGCCTTTCTGGCCCTATACGGCGAGCTGTTTGGCAAAAGCCGCGAACCCCGCTACCAAGACGGAAGGGGCTGGGTGATGCTACTGAAGAACGTGGCCAAAGACGGCCACTTCGGCGATTACGAGAAAGTCTGTACCATGCCCGCCCACCTGCTGTTTGCCTCGCTGCTCGACGATCTGCTGAACCAGCAGGAGGCCCAGGAACGCGAAAAAGCCCAACACCCATGACCCCGATCACGGACCTGCTCAGCCTGACGGCCTTCATCGAAGAGGCCGTCCAGCTGGTGCCGACTATCGAAAAATTTATGCCCCTCTCTAACGGGCTAAAGGCCATCAACGAGATCGAGGCCTACTACACTAACGACTACGCCGGCATCACCTGCTTTTTACAGGTAGCCGAGTCGCAGCCGAAAACGAACGGAGCGGGGCTGGACTCGCTCACCTTTCTGTGCAGCCTGACGGTGGCCATGAAGCCCGATGATCCGGGCGCTCAGGCCGGGCTGCTGGCCCGCAACGAAACCCAGAAATTGCTGCTGCACCTGCTGGGCCGACTGCGGGCAATGGCTGACCGCGACGCCGAGGAGTTGGAAGATTTGGGCGAACCCTTCGAGCTGATGATCCAGCCGGGCCAGAAGATGTTCCCGATCGGGCTGCTGGCCAACGTCGAACTGGAGGGCTATTACATCGACGTCGACGTGACCGTACCCGCTAACCGTTTACTCTTTCCCGAAGCATGGATAATCTAGCGACGCTCGCCTTTCGGCCCCTGCGGTTCTCGCGCAACCCCATTGCCTACGTGGTCGACGCGGCCCCCGATACGCTGGCCGATCGGGCCGCCCTGTCGTATGTGCTGCGGCTGGAAACGCCCAAAACCTTCGGCTCCGGCGAGTTCACCGAGCTGGTTACCCTGCCCGGTCGGGAGGTACCACCCCGCCAGGAGTTTGGGGCGACGGTGTATCCGGGGGCCGCTTTCGACGTGGCGGTGTACCTTGATGACGATCTACAACGGACGCCACCAATGCCTGATCAGGCGGGCTTTGTGGCCTGCGCGGGCCTGATCACGCCGTTTCTGGTGCAGACCTGCATTCTGCAAAACGGTACGCTGGTACCCGATACGAAACAGACCCTGCCGCTGGAATACGCCCTGAAGGGCGCGTTATCGGTGGAGCAGTTCGCCAGTTGGCGGGATGACTTTTTTACGAGTTACCTGAGTCAAACGAGGCAGTTTCTCACCTGGCAGCCCGCCCGCAAGTGGGTGGAAACCGACCAGCCCGAATTTCTGTATCACCTGGTCAACTACACGCCCAAGCCGACTGAGCTACACTTACGGGCCGAGGTGACCTACACCGATGGCACGAGCGAGATGCTGACGCCGATGCAGACCGCCAACGTGGCGCAGTACACCGTCTACAGCGTGCCGGTGGGTTTTGTGGCGCTGGGTCTGCCCGAAAAGGAAGCGGCCACCGGCAAGGTGGTGCTGAGCTACGTGGTTTGGCTGGCCAACGAAGCCAACGCCCGGTTATCGGAGGTCCGTACCTATTGGGTGAACCGGGAGTATCAGCCGAATGTGTTGTATCTGCTGCTGGCCAACTCGCTCGGCGGGTTTGATACCCTGCGCTGCACCGGGGCGTCTAGTCGTCGCCTGCTGGTGCGGGGAACCGATATCCAACGACCGCTGGACCCCAATTACCGGCCCGGCACGGCGGAGTTCGTCAAGCTCAACCGGCGCGGGGAACGTACCCTGACGGTGGCCACCGGCCTGCGCGACGGGGCCGAACTGGATTATTTGAGCGAACTGCTGTTTGCTGAGGAGGTGTATCTGGTGAGTCAGGAAGGGTACGTCGCCCTGACGCTGGCCGCCTCGGGTGATACGGCGCTGGAACTGCGGGGAGCCGAGGAAGATTTGGCCGGTCGGGTGCTGACCTTCGGCCTGGGTAAAACGGAGGTTGGGTATTCGGCCCTGCCCGTCGCGCCGCCCGCCGCCGCCCGGCCCACGCGCTGGGTACCCGTCAATACGTTCTGTCTCATCAACGAGCAGGGCATCCGGTCCGGGTTGATGGGCGCCGTGCAGCTGGAGCAGCGCTACGTCGATGACTTTAGCCTGGTCAAACCGCGCCGGGTGAAATTGAACGTACCGGGTACGGAAGGCTATCAGGCCCCCGTACCTTCGGCGGTCTGCGCGGCCACGCCCTTTACTAACGCCCGCATCGAGCAGACGGGCCGCTTTGCCCGCAACAACTGCGGCGAGGGCAAGGAAGGTGGCCCGGCCACGCTGGTCCTGGAGGCGGGCAGCATCGGGGCCGAAACGGCTGAGCAGCTATCGGCGCGGGTGGCCTCGGCGCTGGCGGCAATGGATACCCAGGCCTACGCCAATCAGTACGGCTCCTGCGCGTTGAACCCCAAAGATTATGTGGTGACGGTGCCACCGGGTTATTTCCATTTTCGCACCAACCTGCCCGATAACCTGTCGGTATATTATGACGGCACGCCGGCGGCGGGTAATGCCTGGCATCTGGCGCTCGACCCGAACAATCCGGATGTGTGGCGCTACCCGAAAAACAACGTGGCGCTGCCGCTTCGGAGCATTCCCCACAACTGGCTGCTACTGCTGCGGGCCGACTTTGGCGGCGTGGGTGAGGTGCTGGTGTATCGCAACGGAGTACTGATCAGCACCCGGACGTTACCGCTGAACGCGGGCATGGGCTACGTCATGCTGGGCGTTGGGGAAACGGTGGCCGATGGCGATCGGCTGTTTATCGAAGTGCTGAACCTACGCACGACATGGTACTAAATCTGACGCTGGAGGAGTTCGAGAGCGCGGCTACCGAGATCGTGGGCCGGGTGGTCGCCGAGGCTCAGATCACCATGCAGCGCAAGCTCCAGGCGGCGGGCTTCGTGCTGACGGGCGATCTGCTGAACTCGATGCGGCATGAGTCGCTGGTGATCGGCCGCGATCTATACGCAGAGATGTCGCTGGGCTTTGCCGGGTACGGCCGCTTCAAGGATATGCGTAAGCTGCTCTACAACAAGATGCCACCGATCGAGGTGCTGGAAGATTATGTGCGTGAGATTGGCCTGGACAACTTCAAGTACGTACCGGGCTATCTGCTGGGAGCCAGGTACCGGACGCTGCACATCCCGGAGAGCCGGGCCATCAACCGCATTGCGTGGGGTATTGCCGTTAACCGCTTACATCTGGGGAGCGCCACCCGATCCAAGGCGAAGGCGTTCTACAACCCGGTACGTGGCCGGCTGATCTACGACATGGCCAACCAGCTGCTGGAGACGCTGCCGACGCCGATCCTGCGCGCGATGAAAGAACAACTGGAGCAATCTGCTTAACTTAGGGTATGGATTCATTTATGGACAGTTATCTGAGTGGGAAAATTCGCCCAGATGACATTGATGACTACATTGATAGGTGGCATCATGGCAACTCGACAGAGCCGCTTCACGTATACCTTGGGATGACCAGCCTGGAGTATAAAAGGTGGGTTGAGGATTCCGATTCGTTATACGATATCTTACTTGAAAGGCAGGCCCAGTTGGTCTAACACAGGCCCGATCAGCATTGGTCGGGCTTTTTTATGTCCTACCAGGTCGCCTTGGTGGGGTATTCTTTCGCTGCTGGTCTAATCCACCAGCACAATGCAATTCAAAGAGGAAGCTGTATTTACCCTGAAGTTCGACGGTAAGCCGGTCGTCAACCAGTTGGGTGAACTCGAAAAGCAGCTCAACGACGTCAAAGAAGCCCAGAAAGGGGTTGAGAAAGGCACTAAAGAGTGGGCTGAGAATAAGGCGCTGATCAAAGAACTCGAAGCCAGCATTAAGCAGGTCCGCGAGGAGATGGGCGTGTCGGGGATGACGGTGCAGCAGCTGAAAGGCTACTACAAGCAGCTAGCCGCCGAAATCGACAAGCTCACGCCTGGCACCGAAGCCTACCTGAAAAAGGCCGGTGAACTACAGGAGGTCAACACCCTACTGGCCAACCACCGGGCAACCACCCGCGCCACCAACGAGGAGATCGAGAAGCAGCCCAGCCTGTGGGAGCGGGCCAAAGGAGCCGCCACCGGCTTTCTGGCGGCATTCTCGGCGACGGAACTGATTCAGCAGGCCTTCAACTTCGTGGCGGGTGGCATCAAAAAGGCGCTCGAACTCGAAGATTCGATGTCGGGCGTGGCCAAAGCCACCGGCCAGAGCCGGGATGAGGTGCTGGGCCTGAGCGAAGAACTCGATAAGATCGATACCCGCTCGACGAAGGAGAGCCTGATGGGCATTGCCCAAATTGGCGGGCAGCTGGGCGTAGCCAACACCGAACTGCTGGGCTTCGTCAAATCCGTCGATATGGCTAACGTGGCGCTGGGCGACGAGTTTAGCGGCGGGGCCGAAGAGGTCAGCAGTAAGCTGGGCGGGCTTCAGAAGCTGTTTAAGGAAACCAAAGACCTTCAGGCGGGTGAGGCTATCAACAAAATTGGCTCAGCCATCAATGAACTAGGTGCCAGTGGCTCGGCCACCGGGCCGGTCATCGCTGACTTTACTGCCCGTATGGGGCAGCTAGGTGATTTGAGCCCGCAGATCAGTCAAACGATGGGACTAGGCGCGGCCTTCCAGGAGTTGGGCCTGTCGGCCGAGATCTCGTCAGGCGGTTTAACCAACATTCTGAAGGGGGCCGCCGTAGCGACTGACCTGTTCGCCCAGCAGCTAGGTATTACGGAGCAGCAGATGATCGATCTGATCAACACCAATCCGAATGAGTTCCTGCTGAAGCTGGCCGAAAGTATGCGGGGCCTGCCCACCGATCAGGTTGAGAAACGGCTGAAAGAATTGGGAATCACCAGTCAGGAGGCCTCTAAAGTGATGTCGATTCTCAAAGATCAGACTCAACTGGTCCGGGATAAGCAACTGCTGGCGAACGAGGCGATGACTCAAGGTACCAGCCTGCAAAAGGAGTTCAACACGGTTAACCGCAACGCCGCCGCTGAGTATGAGAAATCGCAGAAAGCCCTCGATCTGATTGCTACCGAAATCGGGCAAGCTCTGCTGCCAGCGGTGACGGCCGTCACCCGGGGCGTGGTCACGTTCGTCAACATCATCCGGGCGGTACCGGAGTTTATTGACGAGAACCGGACTTCCTTCTACGCCCTGGGGATCGCTGTTCTTGCCTTCAATCAGTCGCTGATTCTGGCCACCGCGAACAGCATTGCCAATGCGGCCGCTGATAAAGCCCGCGCTATTGCCTCCAGTGTGGCCGAAGCCGCTGATAAGGCACGGGCCGCAATGGCAGCCCGAAAAGCACTGGCTGACACCGCAGCAACGGTGGCAACGGTCGAGTCCACTGTTGCCGAAGAAACGGCAGCTGCCACAAGTGGAAAGCTGACCATCGCTCAACGCTTGCAGGGGGCTCAGACAACGATTCTGAATGGGTTGAAGGCGGCACAAGCGGTTGCAACCAACGGCCTGACCATTGCCCAGAATTTCCTCAATGCCGCCATGACGGCCAATCCGATTGGTTTGGTCATTACCGCTGTAGGCATTCTGGTGGCGGGATTCATTGCGCTCTATAATAATAGTAGCACCCTGCGCGGAATCATTTCGGGTACGTGGGAAGCCATGAAGACCGGAGTCGGCATAATCGCGGACGTGACGGGCAAGGTGGTTGACTTCATCGCCAGTGGGCTTGAACCGCTCAAACCGGTGCTGGACGGGATCGGCGATCTGCTCGGTCTGGTTTGGGACGTGCTGGGCGTTGGCGTTAAGTGGTTCAACTCGCTGTCTATCGCCGTTAGTTCTTTTGTTTCGGGTAGCCTGAGTAAGATCAGTTCCGCCCTAGAGCCGGTCCGCAGTAGTCTGGCGAGTTTTCTAGGGATCATTGACACGACAATCACGAAGATTAAGCAGGTTGGTTCGGCCATCTCGTCCTTTCTGCACGTGGACGAGCTGGTAAGTAAAGTAAAGTCAGCGGCGGGTAGCATTGGGGATGCCTTCAATAAAGGGTACGGTGATAAGCTCAAAGAAGGCCAAGAAAAGCAGACCGACGATCACAAAAAAAACCTGGACACCAGAAACAAGAATGAATCCAAGTCTGCCAACGAACTGGCTGATATCGTCACCTCGTCGGACCAGAAGGCCCTCGATAAAAAGGCCGCGCAGGCCGAGAAACACCGGCAGACCGAGCTAAAACAGGCGCAGGAAGCCGCCAAACGGCAGGCGGAAGAGGTCGCCAAAGCCGAGGCCGATGCGATTAGAAAGACCGAGGAGGCCCGTATCAACGCCATTAAGGACGATCTGGAACGGGACCTGGCCCGCCTCAAATCCAAGTACGACAACGAGGTGGCCGCCATTGCCAAGAGCAAGGCGAGTCAGACCACCAAAGCCGTCTGGGAAAAAGCCCTGACCGAGCAGCTGCACCGGGACCAGGATAAGATCGAAACCGACCACCGGCTGAAGCACGAGAAGGAAGAGTCGGAAGCGGCCAAACGGGTACTCGACCTGAAGATCAAGCTGTCGGGCGATGAGAAAGCCGACAAGCTGCAAAAGCTGGAGGACGTGGCCACGGCTCAACGCATCCAGATCGAGAAGGACGTAAAAGACGAAACCGACAAAGCGGCGCTGCTGAAGCAGATCAACGATCGGCTGGTGGCCGACAAACAGAAAGTCGAGGAGGAGTACCGCCAGAAGAAAGCCCGCGAGGATGCGGCCCTTCAGGATGCCCAGTTCCGGGCAACGGTGGCCGATGCCGACGCGCGGCTGCTGCTGGCGGGTACCAACGCGCAGGCCATTTACGACGCCAAAAAGCTGCGGCTCGATGCGGAGTACACCTACAACAAAGCCAAACTGGAGCGCGAAGCCGCCGAGCAGGTAGCCCACAACAATGCCAACATTGCCGATACGGATCGACGGGCAGCGGCCAATAAAGCCACCGACGACCAGCTGAAGGCGAATCTGACGGCCAACGATGTCAAGTACGAGAACGATAAAACGGCCCTGACGGCGGAGAAAAACGAGGCCCGCCGTCAGAATCACCAGCAGTATTACAACGCCATCAAGGCGCTGATGGAGGGCGATTTCAAGGAGTTTACCGACATCCTGACCAAAAAACTTCAGGGGGAAAAAACGCAGCTGACCGAAAAGCAGAAATCGAACATCGCCACCATCGACGCGATCGGGGAGTACACGCTGATGGCCGTGAACGCGCTCAACAAGCTCAACCAGATGAAGCTGGAGAAAGAGCTGAAGAACATCCAGAACGAGCGCGATTCACAGCTGGCCGCCTGGAAGGACAAATACAACCGGGGGCTGATCAACAAAGACGAGTACGAGAAGGGGGTCGATAAGATCAATAAGGACGCCGACAATAAAATGAAGGCGGCGCAGGTGCAGGCCTTCCGCAACCAGCAGAAGCTGGACATCGCGATGGCCATCGTCAACGGGGCGCAGGCCGCGCTCAAATCACTGGCCACGCTGGGCTGGCCACTAGGTCTGATCGGGGTAGCGGCGGCGGCGGTGACCACCGGCATCCAGATCGGCATCATCAAAAACCAGCAACCGCCCTCGATGCGTCGGGGTGGGTACGTTCGCAATGCCGGCGTGGTCGAGGGGCCGAGCCACGGCAACCGCTACGGTGACTCAGGCCTGGCCATCACCCGGCGCGATACGGGCGAAGAGGTGGCCGAAATGGAAGGTGGTGAGCCGGTGATGGTGCTGTCGCGGTCGACCTACCGCAACAACCGTCGGCTTATCGACGGGCTGATGCATTCCTCGCTGCACCGTAACGGTGCCCCCGTCATGCGCGACGGTGGGTTCTTCGGTTCCGATGGCGGCAGCTACGGCGATTACGTCAAACAACGCTTCCAAAAGGGCGGGGTCATGTTTGACGGTGGGGGCTGGATGGGCGAGATCGAGGAGGAATACGACAGCGGGGGCTATAAGGAGCCGGTCCAGGATTATAAGCCGTCAGGTTCGGAAGAAACCGCCGAGAGTGCCGCCGCGACGATCGACAGCGTCACCGATGAGCAGATCAAGCAATCGCAGGCGATGATGGAACTGATCGGCAAGAACACCGGGGCAACGGCGCTCACCCTGCTGGACACGAATATGGCGCTGGCGAAGATGACGCTCCAACAGACCTACGATCTGGGGCAGGTGATGGAAGTGCTGGGCCTGTTTAGGCTCGATGTGCGGGAATACCTGTTTCAGTTGAACACGGAGCAGGCCAAACGCAACGATACGCTCATCCGCACGCTGGAGGTGTTGCTGGGCAACCTGACCAAGAGCCTGTCGACGGGCCTGAGTGGGCTGGGCGTGGATTTAAAAGGGCAACTGGTCGATCTTAAACAGCAAACGACCCAAAGCCTGACGGAGCTAAAGCAGGGGCTGAATTCCGACATCAAGCAGCTGGAGAAGTCGACCACCGTGGCGATTGATATGCTCAACACGGGTACGCAGACGGCCCTGTCGGACCTTCAGGCCAGCAACGAGAAAGAGGCAGAACGAAATCGATCGGTGCAGCAGATAACGATGCAACAGATGTCCACGGACCTGACGGGCGGGCTGACGAGCTTGCAGACTACTACGCAGCAGGGTTTCGGCCAACTTAGCGAAACCAGTAAGCAGGGAATGACGAGCCTGCAAACCACCACGCAAGAGGCATTGGGCCAGCTGAACGAAACCAATAAACAGGGGCTGACGAGTTTGCAGGCCACTACCCAGCAGGGGCTGGACGGCGTACAGGGTGCGGTCAACAACACCAACCAGACCCAGAACTACCAGTCGCAGCTGCTGAACCGGATTGCCGATAAAGACCTGTCGGTATCGTACCAGGCCTTCGTGAACGTACAGAACCAGATCGACGTCGTGGTTCAAAAATCTGAATTTGCCTAATGCTTGATATTCGCATCGATGGGGAGTCGGTAGACCTGCTGCCCTCAACAAGCCTGACGCTGGAGCGCTTCAACCCGCTGTTTTCCTTCGACTCGGTACAGGGTAGCCGGGTCTATGGGTTCGATTTGCCCGCGACCCCCACCAACCGGCGGCTGCTGGGTTACTTCTACCAAGATCAGGTCGGGTATCAGGCTCGCAAATTCCGTTGCGAGAAGTATTTCGCCGGCCAGCTGATCGAGCAGGGGTACGTGATGATCCATGACGTGAAGCCGTCCGGGTATAGTGTCTATTTTACGCAAAATCTGGGCGAGATCTTTGGCGACAGCCAGAACGTGCCCCTGTCACAGCTGAATCTGGGCGTCGATCCGGTTAGTGGCTCCCCTGACGCCAATCACCTGGTCGACCCCTACGCCTTTCCGACGATCCGCAACGAAAGCTTCTACGGGAATCAGGCCGTGGCCGGCTTTAACGGCCTAATGAACGAATGGACGGGTGGCGTGCCCAACGCGGTGGCCAGGGTACCCATGCCCTTTTTGGGACAGGTTTTGGGACAGTTCGGGGTGTTGACTGGCTGGCAATTCAAGGGGCAGTATACACTCGATGCCGATCTTCAGCGGCTGCTGCTGTACAACACTTACAGTCTTGACGGCTTAACGGCCATCAACGCCAACAACCATCTGCCGGGCCTGACGATGCCGCAGTTGCTGATCGATCTACGGAAGTTGTTCAACCTGTATCTGGAGTTTGACGTGTATAACCGGGTCTGCACGATGGACTTCGCCGCGCAGGTACTGACGGGCGGGCAGGTGGTCGACTGGACCGATAAGGCCCAGCCGCAGCATACCAAAGCGCCTGATCTGACGAACCGCCTGGAGCTTTCGTATGAGTTAGATAGCAACGATGCCCTGCTGAAGCCGATCCCCGCGCCCCTTGAAGCCTACACGAGTTCAGAAACGACGGTGACCGAAGGCGGTGCCCTGCTACCGATTCGGTCGCGGGTGTCGACGCTGCTCACCGATGCCGGTACGGGTAGGGCCATGACCGCGCAGGTGGGTAGCTCGCCGCTGAACAAGGAAACCAAGAACCCGTCGACGCCCAAACTGCTGTTCTGGCATGGGCTGGTGAATGGGGAGCCAACCGCCACGGCTGTCCATGGCAATCGGTCGCTCTACTGGCATGGGCCCAATAACCTCTTCGATCGGGGATACCGGCAGCTGGAGCAGTTCAAGGCCGATACGTTCACCGTCACCAAAGTGGTGTACCTGACGCCCGCCGATCTGGCGCGGTTTTCCTTCCGGCAGAAAGTACATATCAGCGGGGTCAACTACCTGGTCGGGTCGATGAAGGCCCAGCTGAGCAGTGGCCGACAGTTGATTCCCGTTGAAGTGGGTCTATTGAGAGGTTGACGCCTGCGCCTTTGCCTCGGTAACTCGACTCGTATCGGCGGGCTTTTATCCGCTACTGGCGTGTAGCGAGCCGATTCGATCGTAGAGGTCATTAAAAAAGCTTCGGGTCAATGAGCCCGAAGCTTTAAGAAATACGCTTTATCCAACTAAAAGAAAAGTTGATCACCTCATTAAGGCCAGATCGCTACGACCAGCAGATAGCAGAAAGTGACCGATATGAGTAGGATACCGGCCCAGACCAGGGCGCTTACCCAATCAATCTGACAGGAGGTATCGTGTGTAGCCGTGTGTTTAGGTAGCATAGCGTTAAGTGAATGGCCAAATGTATGATAATAATTATACTTAGTTGTTTTTTTTGAGGGATCATTTTGCCTGATTTTGCTCAGGTTTAAAGCTGATCGGTTTTATACCACCAGCCGTCCAGCGGAACACATAACAGGCGCGGGGCTATTCTAGGGAAAGTACAAGCGATGACGGGTGCAGGGAGGGAAGCAAGGCGTAGGATTCTGGCAAGAGCTGTTTTTTAATAGATGTTATGTTAAGGGAAAAAACAAAGAGTCTGCTAAACCCATTAGCAGACTCCCGACTTTGAAAAATGCAACGACCTTACTTCTTCCTGAAGAATCGTTTGACCAGCTCGTAAAAAGCGGCGTAGGCAAAACAGCATGTAAGTGTGATGTACGATGGTCCGAACAACCAGATCACCAATGTTAGGAAGCGTTCTTTATATATGTAAGCAGTAAATGTTCCTACACCCAAAATAGAGATAGTCAAAAGCGCTGTCATCATTGGTATTACCCACCCTGATAGGTTTCTCTTAAAGACTAATGGATCTTGATCAGATATAGCCAACAAGAAGAAGAACGCTAGGAATGTAAACTGCCATTGAGCAGCTAACGTGGCTCCTGTAATCAGATAGATATATGTAGGAGCGTACTTGTAGAAAGAGGGTGATAACAAATAAATAGCTACGAGCCATCCAAAGAAAAGAACCAAAGCATTGAATAGCATTCCCCACACATTTGAAGCTACTGAATCGATAATGGACTTTGCTGCATCTAAATTCTCCTTCATAAATAGTGTAATTGGTTAAGTGGTTGCGTTATTCGGGTAGTAAGTTAATCTCCTCACGTTTGCGGTCGTCGTCTATATGCACGTAGATCATGGTCGTTTCAATCTTTTTATGACCGAGCAGTTGCTGGAGCACCTCGAGTCGGCCACCATGCCGAAGGAACCGGGTAGCAAACGTGTGCCGTGCCCAGTGGAATGATACTGCCTGACTGAGGCCAAGTTTGGCGGCTACCTCTTTGATCAATTCATTCATGTTCTGTTCTGCAATTGTTGGGATGAGTACGCCACGCTGTTCAGGAATCAACTTCATGGCTGAAGGATGCAACGGCACGGAAATTAGTGGTACGATGTCCCTTGTTCGCTTGAGGGGTTTGAACGTGAGCACCTTACCCCGTACTTCCTTCCAGCTTACTCGTTTCAGATCAGAAATCCGCAGGCCAGTGTAACAGGCGAACAGAAAGGCCCGGAGAGTTACCAGGTGGGCAGGCTTTAGTTCATCGCTATAGAAGTGGTCCCGAAGTGCCAGAAATTCCTGCTCCCCCAGAAACTCCAGACGGCTTTCAGTGGCTGGCATTGCAAAGCCCTTAAACGGATAGTCGAAGAAGTACCCAGCTCCGATGGCTGCGTTGCAATAGGTCCGCATGTCGCGAAGCTTCTTCCAGACCGTATTGCCGGAATTGATGTCGGGATGACGGTACAACCAGGCCTTGTACTCGGTCAGTAGCTTTTTATTCAGCGTGTTGAAGGGCAGTTGACCACAGTAGTCTTTGAGCGTTTGTAAACTCGACTTGTGGCACGTGTGAGTTGGCTTACTGATAAGCCCTTTCTCGAAACGCTCATCGGCTTCGCGGCTCCAGAACGCAATGAAATCATCACGACTGGCGGAACAGGCCAACTCACGCGTGAATAACTCAATCGTCAACTCGACCTTGGCCAGTCGGGCCCAGATGAACACCTCGTTGATTTCACCCGCCCGGCGCTCGATCTGTCGACAATAATCTTCATGCAGCTTATCGCCTTTTGAGCGGGGAAGTATTTCCGACTTGTCATCGTCGAAGTGGGTGGCCGGCCAATAAAGGTCCAGTGCCAGGGTGGTTTTTCGGCGGTCGATAATGACCTGGAAGAAGAGGGCTGCCGTGCCGTCACGACGGACACGATGCTTATTCAAACGCAGCTTGTAGCTGTACTTCAT